AAGGTTTTGCATTTGACCCGGTATATTCCATGGTTGCGGGTCACCTTTTTCTGCTTCTATTCGATTTAAGTTAGCCTGAAAGCCAAACAGGTCTCCGGGTGTAACCGCTCCTGCTAAACCAACAGCAGCACCCCCAAATGTTTCAATGCCTTTTTGAACTTGTTCGAGCGCGCCAAGACCTATCCCTGCTGCATTTTCTAAGATTCCAGAACCAATGAATGAACCAAACTCTGGCTTTCCTCTTTTATCTTGAGCAGCAGTAGGGGCGTATACGTCCGCTTGTTGGATTCCGAAAGGAAGCCTTGCTGGGCGTTGAGCAGTTTGCTGGGCGGTAAATCTATCTTGTTGTGCCTGAGAAATAGTAGGCGTAATCGGCTCAGGTAATGCAGAACGACGCGGCTGGTCAATAACTGACTGAGCAACAATACCCGCTTGAGCAGCTTTAGAACGACGTACTAACTCTTCAAAACGTCTTCTACGTTCTTCGCGCTTCTCTCTTAGGCTTGCCAACTAAACCCCCTGAGGCGTAACTGTCTGCGCCTGTTGGAATATTTGACTTGGAGTCAAAGACTGTTGTGCAGCCATCTGTCCTTGATAGAACCCTAGCTGCTCATCAGATAAATCCGTAAGGTCTGAAAGTGTTGGATTTACTGGAACCTGAGGAGTGCCTTGAACCTGAGGTGTGCTTTGCGGAGTATTTAATCCAAACAGTGATGCAGGAATATTTCCTTCAGGACTATCTGCAATGTTTTGAAGCATTCCAGTTTGTGATGCAAATCCTACGGCAGATGGATTACCTATAAAGTTTAGGTAGTTCGCCATATTCTGCGGAGCAGCACTAGCCTGTATTTCAGCAAGCCTTTGAGGCGCGGTAAGTCCGCCTCTAGCAAGTGAGTTCTGGAAAGCCATAAACTCATTTTCGTCAGTTATTCCGCTTCTTGCTAACTGGTTCTGTAAATCAATCTGTTGTTGTGCAGTAAGTCCAAACGGATTACCCGGCGCACGAGCAAGTGCAACTTGCTGTGTTGGAGTAAGCCCACCACGAAGAATCGTGCTGATATCTGCCATCTCCTGTCCAAGTTGTGCTGCTTGGAATGGGCCTTGGGCAGCTTGAGCCTGTTGAAGGCTAAGTACCTCCTGATATCTGTTTTCGGGTGCTGTAGTTAGCGCACCAAATGGAGTTGCACCTGTCTCTGCCTGAAGTGCTTGTAAGTCTTGAAATTCCTGATTAGTGAGATTGTATGGGTTGTACTGCTGTTGCTGAATGGCGGCAAGTTGAGCTTCACGCTCAAGTACCAAAGCCTCTCTTTGTTCAGGAGTTAACCCTTCCGGTAAAGGTTGTGCAAGGAATCCAAACGGCCCTGCTGCAGCGGCAGCGGATTGTGCGGCAGCTATTTGTGCTGCGGCTGTCTCTGCTGCCTGTAACTCTTGCGCTTCAAATCCACGAAGTGTTGCTTGAAGATTTTGCGCGCCCGTTCCTAGGATTTCTCGCTGTGCAATTTCAGCTAGCCGAACATCCCTCTGTCTTTCAATTTCGGATATTTGTTTTTGAACTGAAACTGTTTCAATTACGCCTTCTTTTTCAATTTCAGCAATCCTTTTATTTGCTTCAGCGTTAACTCTGTCTCGCTCTATTTGACGTTCAATCTCTCTTGATTGAATTGCAAGAGCATCTGCAGCAGCTTTTTGCTGAAGTTCAAATTGTTGCTGGTCTTGTATTTGTTGAAGTTCAAATTGCTGTGCTTCCTGCAGCCGCTGATCTTCAAGTTGCTGCATCTGAAGATCAAATTGCTGAACATTCTGTTCTTGCTGAATTTGAAACTGCTTCATTAATTCAGCATGTTGGCGGTTAGCAGCATTCTCAGACTGCTCTCCCTGTTTTACTAACAGGTCGTATTCTTGCTCCTGCATCCTTTGCTGTAATTGAAACTGATACTCTTCTTTTTTATTTAGGTAATTAAATTCCCGTATTCTGTTAGCTTCATTAATATCCGCTATTGCTTTGTCTGCTTCAATTTTGAGTTCGGTAATCTCTTTTTGCGAAGCCCCTTCTTCTTCAAGAAGTTCAAGTTGAGATTCTTTTTCGAGTTTGGCTAACTCTATTAAACCCTGATTTTCAATAAGGGCAATTTGTTCTTTGCTGATATACCCTGCCTGATTATCAGCAATAGTTAAGGCTTCTGAAACCCATGGATTAAGTTGCCTGAAACCTGTAGTTGGGTCTTTCCAAATAAGTTTTGCGTCGTCATCTTCAAGACCTGTAAGAAATTCCTCAGGGTTATCAATGATGGCTTGAAAAGATAACGCCTCGCCTCTCTCTTCAAGGTCGGCTCCCATGGTGGCCCAAAAATCGGTTGACTCTTCCTTAGTGTCTCCACCAATTATTGTCTTGTTCCACTCTTCTGATTTTTCTTCCCACTTATTTCTTGATGCTTCTAGGTCTAACTTAAGTTGATCGCCTAAATCGCTAATCGTTTCTGCGAGTTCTGCACTTTTCTGGTTTCTGACATTGGTTTTAGCAGTTTTTACATAGTCATTACTTAAGTTTAAATTGGCTATCTCTTGATCTATTTGAGCAGCCCTTAATTCTTCTGAAGCAGTAGGCACGACATCAACAGCAGCCCTTGGGCCTTCGCTTCCAAAAACTATACTGCTGTCTCCTGTTAATGCTTCGGGAATTGCTTGATTAAGCCCTTCACTTATATCAGGGTATTCCGCTCCAAAAGCAGGGGGGTCAAGCAATGCAAAAGTCATCGGAAGTCCGATTTTTACATTTTGTTTGCCTCCCGGAAAACCTCGGACTGCCTCTATTGGCATCTTTGTAAGTTCAGCTATATGCTGTCGCGCTCTTTCATCATTAATAAATTCATCCCCGCCTACATATATTTGATTCTGAGTTGCGGCTAACCCCGGAAAGAACTGTCGATATCCATCTGGAACTAAATATGTAAAATCAGCCATTTATCTACTCCCAAACGGGTTCATCGGGCGAAGCTGTTGCTTTCGTTTACCGCCCGGAGGGTTAATTTCTGCATCTTGAATTTGCTTTGGAATAGTATCAAGATACCGTTTTACTATTTCATCAAATTGCCCGACAGCTTGTGTAATAACATCAGTCGGCTTATTTTTTGAAGCCATTATCTTCCAAGTCCTGCTGGTAATTGTGAAGTTGGTACACGTCTACTGCCATCACGAGCAGGGCTACTTATCTGCCTTGCTACCAAATCTGCTTCACCTATAGACCCCGGCATTACTGGTCTCGTAGTAGTGGGTACGCCAGTCCCCGGAGTCTGTGGTCGAGTGCCAGCCTGATTACCCTGTTGGAAGTTTCCAGCATTAGGTAATTGCGTTGCACCTTGTGTATTCAGAATATTAGTTGCAATATCTGCTGCATCGTTATTACTTGCACCTGCTGCTTCAACTATATTTTGAAGAAGCGGAACCCTTGATGCAGCCATGCCTTCAAGAAGTCCTTGAATCTGTTCAGACTGCAAGAATTTTTCAGCTAGCAATTTTGCCTGAACTTCGTGTGCATTTGAGACCCCGGCTTCACGCAAGGCAGTATCGTGGTCTACAAATCCTTCTCGCCATTTCGTTGACCAGAGGTTAAGAGTCCGTTCTCTTTCTTCAGGGGCAGTTGGGTTGAGTTGGACGAAGTTGACAACATGCCCTTTTATATCTTTTGGCGATATTGTGGCATCAATAGAGCCAGACTCTGTCTGCCCCCAAACTGTAATTCTGTCCCTAATAACGTATTGAACGATATTGAGAATTATTTCGTTTCTGTGTTGAAGTCCTCTTTGTGACCCATCGACATAAGCAGCGAAATTAAGACGGCTAATACCGGACAGCACTGCCGTCTCATAGCCAGAGGCAGAACCTGACGGACGTTGTCCACGCGTTACCGACGGTGCTGTATTGGATTCTAACGCCTCGTCTAATACTCCTTTGGCTATAAGAATTGATTGCGGTGGTTCAGGAACCTGCTGAACATTGACCGCTACCTGAGGAGGAAGGTTATTTCGCGCGCCGGGAGCCTGATCGTATTCTGCCTGTACTTCTTCAGTCATCCCCGGTGGGCCTTGGAAGTTAGTAACAGGCCACGCCGATTTGTTTACGATATCGAGATAATGAGATGCAAGCTGGGATTCTGCCCGTATCATATCGAAGTTACCGTCAAGTATTCCTCGATAGAGGTCTTCAGGCTTATTACCTAAAGTAACCAGTCCTGTTTGAGGCCAGTACATAGTCCATGGCAATGTCATGTAGCCATGTTTTCTTGGCTTCATAACCCATGATTGTTCTGCGATATATGCGACTTGCGACTGTGTCCATACTTCTACAAATTGCACAGTCCCATCATTTGGGCCTCCCCATCCGGGGAAATGGGCATGAACCCAAGTTGCCTCAACGTCCCAGAAGTGCATTACCCATCTTGGGTTGAACTGGTTGTTAGTGTCCCAAACACATTGCTGAGGGTTTACGGCTTTCGCAACAACAGGCCACGATATTGCCCGTTTCTGCATTACGTCGTCAAGTTCTTCTTTATATCTTCCTACATCACCGGAATCATCTGGTGGTTCAGGAAATTCAGCCCACCTGTTTCCAGCAAATTCTGTTTTCTCCCAAGCAACTCCATAAGAAGCCATATGGAAGTTAATAATTCTTCGTGTGGGAGTGTCCTGTTCGAGTCTGTGGTTTGCTCCTCGCAGGAATTTTTCTATTCGTTCCGCTCTTGCCTGACCTCTAGGGCCGGGTGGTGGAACAGTAATATCAATAAACGGTGGTGTTATATGGTCAGTAAGTGTTTTTACTGTGGAGTGTGCTGTTCCCAGTCGAATTTGAGTTCCATCTTCTGTAATTGGAAAGTCAAAATCGCCTTTTACAAACTCATCCGCCGTCTGACATTTTCTCCAGAACTTCGAGAACTTCATACGTCCACGGGCAAGTTCTGATTCTATCCATGCTAGTGAAAGTGTTGGCTCTGATTGTGACGGTGCTTTCTCTAACGCAATACTTTCATCAGACACCGTCTGTTTCATTGAGTTGACAGTAGTTCCGTTCAAATATGATGAAGTCATAAACCGTTTTTACATCTGTACAGGTTCGCCGTTTATTACCACGTCTACTTCATCAAGTACATCTGCGTATCTATGTTCTCTGACTTCTCGAAATAAAGAAGTTTTTTTACGTCTACGCTCAGTATTTAGAGGTCTTAGTGGTTCAGCACCCTTGAAATTCTTGTTTGCATGCGCTTTTTGAGCATACTCTACTGGGTCGCATCCATGCAAGGCTAAAACCTCTGCATCAACCCAGTCATCGTGTTTTCCTGAAATGGTTGTAAATATGTGTCCACGATTAGACGTTTCTTTATGCGAAATGTCGGTTAATTGACTTGACAGCTTTGTCCAGCCGTTAGGGAAAGTTACTTGTTCGTGTTCGAGAGCAACTCGATATGGCAAGAACAAATCATGATATTTAGATACTGGTGTGAAGTTAAAAGCGACAACTGGTATTCCTTCAGCCAACATTTCGTTGTACATGATGTCACGGGCGAATTGACCACCAAGTCCGGTGGAGTCCATGACAATTTGTTTGAGGTTCCATCTTCGCGCTTCGGCGCGGATAACTTCCATCTGAACAGTCCAGTCTGTCTTCAGGAGTTCTGTTGCATAGACGGATTCTCTTGTCCTGCGGTTTTTTATAATCATGACAGTAGCGTCATTTGATCGACCAAGGTCAAGTCCCGCAACGTATTCAGAGTTTGGTTTAGGGTTTAGTAGTTCAGTCCCTATTGCTGCTTTATCAACTTTTCGGAAGAATGCTCCAACGCCTTCAGGCTGGATAGCCATATACAGGCGGTTCCAGTCGTCCTCCATCATGGTTTCTTTATCTTCGAGGATTTCTTCTTTTTGTTCGTTTGTCAGGAGTGGGTTGTCAAATGCCGTCCAAGAGAATGCTTCACGGCGTGAGCTAGGCTTTTCTTTCGCTCTTTTGAAATTTCTAGCGAACCAATGCGACGGAGAAACTGGCGGTATTCCTTCGACGAGAGCGCGTCCAGCGCGACCGGGCGATGACAATGTTGGTCTAAGTTTGTTCCATCCACGTTCGTCTATTTCCTGTGCTTCGGTTACGTGTAGAAAGTCGAGTCCTACAGACTGTAGGGATTCGGGGTTATCTGCGGATTTGAGTTCCCAGAATACGACAGGTCTAGGTCGTGGCTTGCCGTCTTTTCCTCGGAGCCATCTTCCGTTGCTGTCTTTAAATACTAGCCAGACGTGCAGCGCGTCTTCTTTGAATCCAGATCCTCTACCTCCACCCAGTTTATTTTCTCTGTAGGGATTGGTCTTAGAAACTAGGTGTTCTGGTATGAACGCTTGCATTTCGTTCCAGACCTGATACATCTGTGCCTTAGTAGGTGCAACAGTCCATACGTGGATAGCTGGAACGAGTCTTGCTTCTTCAGCCGTTTGCTTATTGTCGGGGTCATTTGGGAATACGACGTATTCCTGTGAGAGTTCTTCTATGACCGCTAAGTCTTCTTCAAGTGCAGATCGGGTTTTTCCCCCACGCCGTCCCGTCTGATTCCATTTCACCTTTGCTT